TTCTAGCGGTTCTATGGCGTTGTCAGGCACAGTGTCATGGACGAACGTGTCTACGAATGAAACGTTGTCTCACTGGTCGCTGTGGGATGCAAACACCTTGGATGGTGTCACTAACCAGCCGACGGGGAACTGTTTGTGGACTGGGGCGTTCAACTCTTCGTCAACTGTTGCTACTGGTGACACGTTCACGATCACCAGCCTGACATTGACTTTGGACTGATTGGAGTTTGACTGATGGCGGCTGATGCTTCCGATTACCCAACTAATGCGGACTCCATTCCGAGGACTAATCCGTCAGACAACTTGACGGGTCACTCTAATCTGCATGACAAGATGGCTGATGCCATCGAAGAGATACAGGGCTTTGTTGGCGTATCTGGTGATACAACGGCTGGCACGCTAGTGAAGCGGGTGTCCGACCTAGAAGGCAAAGATTTCACTGTCACGTTCGGTACAGGTTCCGACCTTAGTGGTTCGTTTACCGTCACAAACCTCGGGAACGTGACGAACTCGACGGTTGCTGTGCGGGACGATTCGCATAACCACACGATTGCCAACGTAGATGGTTTACAGACTGCCCTTGATGGGAAGTTGGGTTCGACTGCGAAGGCGGCTGACTCCGACAAACTTGACGCATTGAACTCAACCCAGTTTTTGCGTTCGGACGCTGATGACACGACGACGGGAACGTTGACTGTTGGTGGCGTTGGGAAGTATCTGAAAATCAAGGACACCGTTTCTGGCACGCAAGCAATTACGTTTGCCACAGCAGACTTGACAGCGAACAGAACAATTACGTTTCCGAATGCTACGGGGACTGTGGCTTTAACGTCAGATTTTTCTAGTGCTTCTGTGAATTACGCATCAACGGCTGGTTCTGCGAGTTCTGCGTCCACCGCGACGTATGCATCTACAGCAGGAAGCGCTACTCTCTTCAATGGCTACAACACGTCTGCTTTTGTTGGCAGTAGTGGCCGCCAGACAATAACGAATTGCGGTCTGACTGGTGGTTCTTACAGTGGCGCTTCTCTCGTGCTTGACGCTTCTGCTGGTAGCCAAGCGTCTATTTCGTTTTACCACTATTGGAATGGTTCGTCGTATGCCCCACAGATTCGTTCGGCGGCGAACTATCTGTATTTCAGGGACGGACAAGATGGCGACAACGCAATTTTGAGCGTCAACAAAATTGAGTCACGTAACCCGTCGTTGAACTCGTCACGCACAATCAAGCATGACATTGAAGCGTTCACTGGTGATGCAACGTCGATTGTGGATGGTTTAGAGACTGTTACGTTCCGTTACAACGATGGTGACACGGATCAGCAACATCTTGGCTTTATTGCCGAGGATGTTGCAACGGTGTTCCCGATGGCTGTTGACCAGTCTGGTGATACCCCGACGTTGAACATTGCTCACATTATTGCGCTCAGTGTTGCTGGGCTTCAGGAAGCAAATGAACGGATTGCACAGTTGGAGACGAGGATCGCTGAACTAGAGGCTCGCTAATGGCAACGAACTTTCCGTCCAGCATGGATAACTTTACGAACCCGACGGCCAGCGACACGCTGGCGACGGTTTCGCACTCATCGCAACACGCTGATTTGAACGATGCGGTGGAGGCGATTGAGACTGCGCTTCTTGATGGTGCGCCGTTGTTTGTTGATGATGCGAATGAGCGTGTCGGTATCGGTACAACGACACCCAGCGCATCTTTGGAAGTTGTTGGGACTTCTGTCTTTGACAATGTGTACTCGGAGTCAACGAGCAACTGGAACTTCAGTCAGTTGCGTGCCATAAGAAATGCGTCGAACACGGCAAACACGAAGATTGCTTCGTTTCTTCTTGATGGGGACTCAGTGAGTTCGACGAATCTTTATGATTCTGTCAACTTTGTTCTGCGTACTGATTCTGCACCAACAACGGGGTCTACGTCCTCTGGACTAAACGCTGGTTTGGAGATTACTGCTCCTGATTCGGTGCGTTTTGGTACTGGTTCTACCGAGCGGGTGCGTGTTGATGATGATGGTTTGGATGTTGTATCAGGCGATCTGCGGATCGGTGGTACAGCGGTTGGAGAGTGGCAGGGGTTCACGCCGTCGTTTTTAAATTTTAGTGCTACTACTAATCGTGCAAGATACGCACAAGTAAACAACACCGTGTTCATTAAAATGGATATCACTCTTACGGGCACAGTTGGTGCAACAATGTTCATTGACGGTATGCCCGTAAATGGCTTAAGCGGTCAAACAAGTAATCTTTACGCTGTTGCTCGGGACGTTTCGGTAAACGACACTTTCCAGTCGTACCAAATACAGTTTTCAGGGTCTAGTGCTATTCGTTTTTGGGGGTCTGTCGGCGGTACAGGCGTGGACGGTTGGTCTGTCAATTATCCGTTCCAATGGGTCAGCGGTGACCGTTTCTGGATTAAGGGGTTTTACGAAGCAGCATGATTTATTTGTACGACAGAACAGAATCAGGCGAAATACCGCCAGAACGCTACGACGAATTAGGCATTGACTTGACGGTGCCAGACCTACCTGATGAGATGTGGCTAGAACGTATGCGTGTTGAACGTGACCGTTTACTGGCTCAGTCGGATTGGGCTATGACAAGTGACGCACCAACAGATAAAACTGCGTGGGGCAATTACCGTCAGGCGTTGCGTGACTTCCCTGCTACTTGGACACCTGCCGAAACTGCAGATTTCCCTGAGGTGCCACAATGACCACGAACTTCCCGACCTCTGTCGATTCATTTCCAGACCCGACAGCAACAGACAGGTTGGATAACCCGCCTCACGACGTTCTACATGCGGATGTGAATGATGCGGTGGAGGCGATTGAGACTGCTCTGTTGGATGGTGCGCCTCTTTACATTGACGATGCGAATGAGCGGGTTGGTATCGGTACAACGACACCTGCTCAGGAGTTAGATGTCAATGGCAGTATTGCGACAACTGGTGGAACTACGAATAACAGGGGGATTTTACTAGCGCATCAGAGCAACATAAATTATTCGTATGTGGGTCGTTCGGAGGGTGGTGTCGTTGATACTGGTAATCGTCTTGGTTGGGATTATGACACTGACAACTTTGACATCAAGACTGGTGGGGATACTCGCTTAACGATTGACTCGTCTGGCAATGTCGGTATCGGTACAGAGACACCCAGCACGCCTCTTGACATTTACAGATCAACCTCTACGACTGGCACCGCTGATGGTACAACATTTGTAGAACTGCAAAACTATGTCGGTTCCGACTTGTCACAGCAAAAAACTTTTATTGACTTCACGTTCACTGATGACAACTCAAATGAGACTCCTCAGGTTCGGATCGGTGCCGAGGTTGGGCAAAACGGTGACGCAAATACTCAAGAGAAAGAAGGGTCTGGAGCGTTCGTTGTTTACACGAACAATGCTGAGTCAACTTCTGGTGATGCTGGTGCAAGTCTGGCAGAGCGTATGCGTATCGACTCGTCTGGCAATGTCGGTATTGGTACAACAACACCTAGCCAGACCCTTGATGTCCGCTCAGCGAATGACAATACGTCTGTGTTCCAGCACACAACTAATGGGTCGGACGCAAGAATTGAATTGAGGGCACCTGACGCTGGGGGAACAGGCCGTGCAGGTCAAGTCTTTTTCGACCCTGACGCTAACTTTGTTGGGTTTCGCAATGGGAACATCAACGCTATGGGTGTTGATTCGTCTGGCAATGTCGGTATCGGTGACACCACACCGTCGTACAAATTGGATGTCAACGGCACAGGCAGGTTTACAAGCGATCTGTATGTCAACGGAACTCTTGTTACTGATGTCATCCAAAACGACAACGGCAACTCAATAGGTATTGAGGGCGGCGACGGCTGGAACCTCGGCAGTAATATGTCAGGCGAGTACGTCTGGATAGCCTCTGAGGGCGGTCTGATAATTGTGTCGTCAGACAACAACTCCACTAACTGGGCTAATCGTGAGCAGATTCGCATCACTGCCGAGGGTGGGATCGACAACAGGTTGCGTGTTCATGGTCGCATTAGAACGTCCGTCACAGGTGAGTACGGCAGTGTAGAGACTGGAGGTGTCACTACTTGGGACGGCTATTCAATTGACGGTCGTGTCGTGTTTATGCACGACGGTGGGAGCGCTTGGGGTATTTACAACGATGTCAATAATGAATGGATGCTTTACGGCCAGTTGAACGGTGGGATTGAACTCAGGCACAACAATATCCTCAAAGCCAACGTTGTTGCTGGCGGCTTGGAAGTTTATGGGGAATTGGTAGCGACTGGTTATGTGCAGTCAAATTCCCAGTTGCGATCAGCAGGTGTGTACAACACTACAACTGCCGCAACAGCGGATCTAGTCCATATTTCTGGTTCATCCTATTACAATAGAATGTACCGTTCTACTTCTCGGAGAGATGCAAAAAAGGATATTGAAAGCATCACAGACGAAAACGCTTTGGCGTTGCTCCAATCTCGTCCCGTATGGTTCCGCTCAGCGATAGAACATGACGACCCCAACCTGTCGTATTACGGATTTATCGCAGAAGAACTTGCCGAGGTTGATCCTCGTTTGTGTACTTGGGGTTCTGGTCGTGTCCTTCTTGAAGGTGAAGAGTTGAACGAGGGAGAACGTGCTTGTACCTGCGAAAACAACGAATCATTTGTTCATACATTTGACCACGAACCCGACTGCATCCAAGTTTCTGGTGTTGATTACGGGCGACTTACCGCTCATCTCACAAAGATTGCTCAGATACAGCAAACAACTATTGACGATCTGACTAGCCGTATTCAACTATTGGAGACAGCATGAACATGAATATCAACATCGACGACCTGATTGCCGAATTAGAAAAAAGATTTCCAAAAGAGTTCACGATCTGTGTGCAAGCGGTACAGATCCGCATGTTGCAAGAGCAATCATCTTTAGCGGAACCCGCCGAGGAGTGACATAGATGGCCGCTGTTTATTACGACGACAGCGGGATCGACTACGACCAGTCGTCTGTCTACTACGACGAGGCGGTTGATAACTCGTATGCCGACCCGTCCATAGAGTACGGCGGCAACAAGTCGTATCACGGCACAGTTGTCTATCAGGCAACTGCGTCTAGTTCGGGGGCTGGTACGTCCAGTGCCGCTACTGTTCGCACTGTGTTGGGGGTCGGCGTGTCGGCTGGGGCTGGCACTAGCACGTCTACACGTCTTAGAACTGTGTTTGATTCTGGTACGTCGGCTGGGTCTGGTTCCCAGACCGCCGAACGTGTACGTACCGTTCTCAGGTCTAGCGTCCAGTCGGGTGCGGGTGGTTCGTCGTCCACATATTTGCGGACGGTGTTCAACGCTTCAAGTGAGTCCAGTACGGGCGGTTCGTCTGCTGATCGTCTGCGTGAAACGTTTGACTCCAGCAGTTCTGCTGGAGTCGGCTCAGAGGCGGCTTCAAGGCTTCGTGAGACGTTCCAGACCACAACGTCTGCTGGTACATCAGGTTCGACGTTTGATGCGATTCTGGGTGCCTTCAGGACTGCTTCTGGTTCGGGTGGTGCAACTACTGGCGATCAGGCTTCCACGTTGCGGGAAACGTTTGCGGCACTGGCTGGTAGTGGTGTTGGCTCTAGCACGGCGGAACGTTTGCGTGAAACGTTCAACATCACAGTGTCGGCGGGTCTGTCATCGCACGACGCTGAACGTCTACGTGAAACGTTTGCGGAGTTGTCGGGTTCTGGTGCGGGTGGTTCGTACGGGGTGTTCTGGATAAACGAAGGGCAACCTTGGGAAGCAGTCATTCGTACGAGACCAATGTCAATGGAGGTTGCTGGACGTAAAACGTTCAAGCGTGGGGTGAACTACTCAATAAGGCTGAGGTAATGGAACTTACTGACCTGCTGAACGAGCGAGAGTGGCGTGCTTGTCGCGGCTCGGAGGACGACCCCTTACAGGGGTTCATACATTTTTGTGAGAACTATTGGTACATCAAACATCCGCAGGATGGGCGTATCAAGTTTGAGTTACGTGACGCACAGGTTGAATCCATCAAACATTGGATGGATAACCGTTACTCGGTTGTGCTGAAGGCACGACAGATCGGGTTCTCCACGTTGGCGGCGGCCTACTCTTTCTGGTTGGCGTTCTTTTGGCCTGACAGATTTATTGTCATGTTGTCGCGTACTGAGCGTGAAGCGGCGAAACTGTTGCAGAAATCCAAATACGGCTACAAGTTTTTGCCGCAATGGATGAAGGAACGTGGCTCTGATCTGGTTGTTGATAACCAGTTGAAGATGACGTTTGCTAATGAGTCGTCGATTGAGTCGCTTCCTAGCGGTAACGATCCTGCTCGTGGCGAGTCTGTGTATCTGGTGATTGTTGACGAGATGGCGTTCTTGCCGAACCCTGAGGAAGCATGGGCTTCTATTGAGCCGATTGCTGACGTTGGCGGTCGGGTTATCTGCCTTAGTACCGCTAATGGTTCAGGCAATTTCTTTCACTCTTTGTGGGTTGGGTCTCAAACAGGGAACAATGCGTTTGCGGGTCTGTTCTTCCCTTGGTCGGCTGGTGACCGAGGGGAGGACTGGTACGAGTCAAAGATCAGAACGATGGCGTCGTGGCAGTTGCATCAGGAATATCCACGTAACGCTGATGAGGCGTTTATCAAGTCAGGTAACCCTGTGTTTGATATTGACGCGTTGGATTCGTATGAACCTGTAGAACCTGATCGTGGTTATGTCCATGTCCTTAGTCATAAGAACATGGATTTTCGTCTGGCGAAAGACGGTGAGTTCCATGTGTGGGATTATCCTCGCCCTGACGGGGTGTACGTTATTGGTGCTGACGTTGCTGAAGGCTTAAGTCATGGCGACTATTCGTCGTGCCATGTGATTGACGCTCGTGACATGCGTGTTGTAGCCCACTGGCACGGACATATCGAGCCAGACTTGTATGGCGATCTGTTGGCGGAGATTGGCTGGTGGTACAACACAGCGCTGTTGGGTGTTGAAAATAACAATCACGGTCTCACCACGTTGAAGGCGGCGCAACGTTATTCGTATCGGAACTTGTACCGTTCCCGTCGTTTACAGCAACGGAACCCAGAAGCCACAGAGGTGTTGGGTTGGCGCACGACAACGGCGACTAAGCCGTTGGCGATTGACGAGTTGTCTGCTTCGTTGCGTGACGGAGAACTTGACTTGATGTGCGAGTACACGTTGGCTGAATTGCGTACGTTTGTGCGCTCTCAGAACGGCAGGATGAATGGTTCTCCGCACGATGACCGTGTGATGTCGCTGGCTATTGCGTTCCAAATGTTGAAGTATGTGTGGCTTCCTGAGTATCGGGGCGACCAGCAGATCCCGAAGTACAGCATGTCTTGGTTTGAGCGTTTCGCCATTCACGACATCCAACCGTTCGAGCGGGTGCCTATTGGTGCTCATAATTCCCGAAAACAGTAGGTAACGATCTCCCCAATGGGTGATGGGCACTCTTATTTGTGAAAACTGCAACCGAACTTTCACGTTTGACGTGGTTCCGAGACGAGGCGCTATCTGTTTCAAGTGCCACATCAAGGGCATTTCGTTTGGTTTCCAGCAAGGACAGCAGATGTTTCACGACAAGACGATCAAAGAGCAGGAACGGGAGATCATTGACTCCGCTAAGCGTGAGGGTCGTGACATTGAGTACGTAGGAAATAGGTGGGTGTGAGATGCCTACGTGGGCGCAGATCGTCGTGGCATTGGCCGCTCCTTCAGGCGTACTGGTGGCGTTGATAGAGCGAACCAGACGAGAGAACAACAGGGATCATGCGTCCAACGCAAGTTTGCTGAGGCAGATCGACTCAAAGGTCGATCACGTAACCGAACGAGTAGATGGTCACATCGAATGGCATCTTGACCGAAAGGATAAGTAATGGACTACAGGGAAGCATTACGTCGTGGGGTTGCAACGTTTGTTGCTGGCGCAACTGCGGCACCGTTGACAGCGGCAGTTGTTGATATTTCGTTCTTCAAGGCGGCGGGAGCCGCTGGCGTTGTTGCGGTTTGGAACTGGGCGGCACGTCTCGCACAGTCGTACCTGTCTCAGCCGTCAAAGGTTCTCTGATGGCGCGTCCTTCCAATTCAGACAAACTTGCCAAGTACCGCAAACACCTAAGTACATCAAAACGTTGGCGTCGTGACGAGGACTATGACTCAACATGGCGGCGACTGATCGACCTGTATCGGGGTCGGCACTACGAGTTCGCAACAGATGAGGACAGATTGCTGGTCAACATCTCGTTTGCGACGATCAACGTGATCGCACCGTCAATCTCGGTGAACTATCCGAAGATTGCTGTGAACGCCACGAAACCTGAGGATGCCCCCAAGGGGATCATCACTGAGGCGATTGTGAACTATTGGTGGCGTCACTACAAAGTGAAACCAGAGTTCCGTCGGGCAGTCAAAGACTTCCTTGTGGTTGGGCACGGCTGGCTCAAGGTCGGCTACAAATATGTTGAAGAGGAACGAGTAGCAGACGCAGACGAATACTCTGACGCCGAGGTTGACCACATGACAACGATCACTGTGGTAACCGAGGATCGTCCGTTTGTGGAGCGGGTGTCGCCGTTTGACATCTTTGTTGACCCTGATGCAACGTCAATGCGTGACATCAAGTGGATAGCGCAACGTATCCGCCGCCCTCTGAAAGAGGTGCAGGCGGACAAGCGTTATCAGAAGCAGGCGAGAAGTGAGGTCAAGGGAACGACTCGTTCTCGGTATTCGTCGAACGAACCGCACGACAAAAAGATTCAAGACGATTCGCATTCATACGTAGACGTGTACGAGTTCTACAACTTGCAGTCCAATGAGATGAGTGTGTTCGCTGATGGCGGTGAGCAGTTCCTTATCAAGCCACACAAGATGCCGTATGGGTTTGGTCATCCGTTTGTAATGATCCGCAACTATGACGTTCCAGATCATTTCTATCCGATGGGCGATCTTGAAGCGATTGAGCCGTTGCAACGTGAGTTGAACGAAACCAGAACACAGATGATGAATCACCGTAAGCGGTATTCACGTAAATATCTGTACAAGGAATCTGCGTTCGACGTTGACGGACGTAACGCTCTTGAGTCCGACTATGACAACGTGATGGTTCCTGTTTCGGCGGATGAGCCGTTGTCGAATGTTGTTGCTCCGTTCCCTGCGATTGTTACTCCGCCAGAGTTTTACAACCAGTCGGAGATGATCTCAAGCGACGTTGAGTATGTGACGGGCGTGTCGGAGTATCAGCGTGGTGGTTTGCCTGAGATTCGCCGTACGGCAACTGAGGCGGCAATCATGCAGGATGCCGCTAACGCTCGGGCGGCTGACAAGTTGGCAACAATCGAAGGTTCAATCCAAGAGGTTGCTTATCGTTTGGTTGCTTTGGCACAGCAGTACATGACTGGCGAGCAGGTTGCGCGTGTTGTCGGCAAAGATGGTGTGCCAATCTGGATCACGTTTGATCGTGATTACATCTCTGGCGAGTTCGACTTTGAGGTTGAGGCAGGCTCTACTGCCCCGAACAACGAGTCGTTCCGTCGTCAGATGGCGTTGCAGATGGTGGACGCTATGTCGCCGTTTGCGAGCGCTGGGGTTGTCAACGTTCAGCGTCTAGCGGCACACGTTCTTCAGTTCGGTTTCGGCATCAAGAACCCTGCCGAGTTCCTTGAGGTGCCGCAACCAGAGCAAGCACAGCCACAGCCGACGGCAGAAGGTGGGCAGATGCCTGTCCCGATTCCTGAGCCTGCACCAGCAGGAATACAGCAGATGGTGGCACCTCCGCCTTCCAATCCACAAGCACTTTCAGGCGTTGACCCCGCTGTGTTAGCGGCTTTATCAAGCCGCATGGGTATGGACTTGAACAACACGATGTAACGATTTTCCCTATGGGGTGAGGTGTTTGGAATAACCGAAAGGACTCCTGTGACCGAATCCATAGATACCGCGGCGATAGACCCCACTCCTGTTGAGGCAGACAGTGGACAAGTCGAAGCAGATAGCGGAACACCAGAGCCAGAGGCTCCTTTACTGAATACCGAAGATTTTGCCGATCACCATGTGGTCGTCAAAGTTGACGGTCAGGACGTACGGGTTCCTTTGTCCGAGGTAACTGCGGGCTACCAACGTCAATCGGATTACACCCGAAAGACACAGGAACTTGCAGAGCAAAGGCAACAACTTCAGTGGGCTAACGCCATCGCACAAGCGTTGGACAACAACCCTGACGAAACGATCAAACTGTTACAGCAACACTACGGAGTTAGTGCGGCTGAGGCTCAGAAAATTGCGGACAACGCAGTTGAGCAGGCAGATGGATCGGACAGTTGGGTTGATCCAGTCGAAGCGAGGGTGAAGGAACTGGATTCTCGTATCCGCCAGTTTGAGGAGGAACGGGAATATCAGCGGCTTGAACGTGAAGTTCAGCGTTTGCAAAACACATACGGCGAGGACTTCGATGCTCAAGAAGTGATTGCTCAAGCGTTAGCAACGAACAACACAAACTTGGAAGCAGTGTTCAAGCAGTTGGCATTTGACCGATTGCGTGCCCGCACTTACGCAACTGAACGGGTTGCCGATGAGAAGGCCGCTGAAGAGGCGGCAATCTTGGAGGCGAAACGTGCTGGCGGTGTGGTCGCAGGAGGGACAACGGCTAACGGTGTGACCGCTGTCGATGCTTCGCCAATCCGTACTGTTTCGGATGCTTGGTCTGCCGCCAAACGGCAGTATGGCATCTCTTGATCCACTAGGAGAAAACAATGGCTGGTAACAGCAACTTCAACGAACTTCTATCAACCACGATTGCGAACTATCGCGATCAACTTACTGACAACGTGTTCAACGCACGTCCGCTCACCGCACACCTCATGGACAAAGGCCGTGTTCGTATGCTCAGTGGCGGTACGAAAATTGTTGAGCCGTTGATCTACGGTGAGAACAACACTGTTGGTTCGTACTCAGGTTACGACACCATCGACCTCACACCTCAGACTGGCGTCTCAGCCGCCGAGTACGAATGGAAGCAGTACGCCGCTTCTATCGCAATCAGCGGTATCGAGGAAGCCAAGAACAACGGCGAAGAGGCAATCATCAACCTGTTGGAAGCAAAGGTCATGCAGGCCGAAGAGTCCATGAAGGAAGGCTTCAACGCTATGTTCTTCGGAACAGGCACAGGAGACGACTGGAACGGTCTTGAGAACCTGGTTGACTCAACAACCGCAGTTGGTGGCATTGACCCAGCGGGAACTGGCAACGGTTTCTGGGCATCGTACGAAGAGGGCACTGCTGGTGCGCTCTCGCAAGCCGACATGACCACCGCATACAACACGGTGTCGGTCGGTAACGACCATCCCGACATGATTATGACCACTCAGACTTTGTTTGAGAAGTACGAGTCACTGTTGACACCACAACTCCGCTACACCGACACCAAGACGGCTGACAGCGGATTCCAGAACCTTCTGTTCAAGGCCGCTCCTGTCGTGTACGACGTGGACTGCCCAGCAGGAAATATGTACTTCCTGAACAGCAAGTACCTCACCCTTGTTGGTCACTCTGACAAGTGGTTCACCCAGACCGAGTTTGTTCGTCCTGAAAACATGGATGCTCGGTACGCCCTGATCTTCTGCTACGGCAACCTCACGGTTCGCAACCGCAAGAAGCAAGGCAAACTCACAGGCCGCACCGCCTGATAACTGGGTTCCAGTGGGCGGGGGCTTCGGCTCCCGCCCACCAATCTCAATCCAATTTCTTTTAGTAAGAACGAAAAATGGCACAACGCAAATCAGGGCAACGTAAACCAGCGATTGAACTTCACGACATTTTGCCTCCAGTTCAGGTGGCGAAAGCGGTGTCGGCTTACTACAAGAAAGCCGCGCCAATCGCACAGAAGTACGAAACGTGGAAGGGGCAGGGCAATCGTCGTCACAACCAGACGACGTTGGCTGGCCGTTCGCAGAGAGACCGCAACCGTTACGGTACTCAGGCTCCTAGAAAGACCAGAGCACGTAAAAGTGGGTAACGAAATGCGCTAATTAGTGATGAACGCTGTACCTGCTCACACTATTTACGGAGTCCCTGCGACTCGCAATGCTCGTCCAGCGGGGCGTGG